TATCTTCCCGAAGCGTTACCCTGACGGGTGGCAGAGAAAGCCTGTGAACGAGAGCGAGACTTGGGACCTGTGCGAACGCTGCACAGACCTGGCTCTAGCAAAAGAGAGTGCCAGGACGGTAGGAGAGAAGAACCGAGAGACGGTGGCTAACCTCCTTAAGTCCTGGCCTAGGCTCAACGACCAAGAGCTCGCTATCGAAGCGCTTCGCTGGGGCATACAAATCTCAGGCGAGACTGTGCGCCGGCACAGGATAGCTCTCGGAATACCGAGGGCTAGTGTTCGGGGGCGCGGCCTTGCCGAGGAGGTGACCCTTCGCCCCATTGATGCGTAGGGTCCTTAAACCAACCGGAGCCGGGTGACCAGAAAGACATGCCGGTTCCGGTTGGGCCGTGCCTATTGGCTCTGACGATCAGCTCAACCTGAGAAGGTCTTGGGAAGCGCTCGTTGTAGTAGACCTCTCGATACACAAACACAACAGCGTCAGCGTCCTGCTCGACACGACCTGAGCCGCGAATGTCGCTCATCAAAGGGCGCTTGTCAGTGCGGTCCTCGCACTTCCTGTTCACCTGAACGAGAAGAAGGATAGGTATCTCGAGTTCCTCAGCGAGTCCCTTGAATGTCTTACTGGCTCTGCCAATCTCTTCTTCCTCTGAGCGAGCACCGTCCATCTCAAGCAACTGAAGGTAATCAACCGCAGCTGCTCTGATTCCAAACTTCCTCTTTGCTTGTCTGATGCTGGCGCAAACCTTACGAACAGTCCTCGCCTTGTAGTCAAACATTAGAGGCACGTCGCGCCAACCCTTGATGGTTTCCTCAAAACCAAGAACGAACTTCGTACAGTCCCTCGTCCTGATGTCCATCGTCGAGCTCAGTATTCTTCTGGCAAGGGCGTCCTTGCCCATCTCAGCTGAGCAGAACAGTGCCGGCCCACTCTTCCTGGCGATGTTTGCCATAAGCGAAACAGCGAGCTGGGTCTTACCCATCTTCGGCCTTCCGCCAAGAACAACTAGGTGACCAGGGCCAGCGAGAACGAATCGGTCGAGAGCAAACAGGTCCCACTTCATGTCAGCGTCTTGAGTGTCGCCAGACAAGACAAGGGCCCTCTTGTTTGACCACTCTCTGATGATGTCCTCTGCTGACTCTGGCTTTTCTTGAATGCCAAGGTCCTTCGACGAGTCAGTAAGCGCCCTCTCCATGATCGCTTGCAGTTCATCTGCCTGAATGGAGCCGTCGCTTGCCGCTTGTAAGATCTCCTTCGCTGCCATGGTTATGTGGGCGCGTCTGTTCGACTCAAGGATGCTTTCAACGTACTGAGGAAGGGACGCTACCGAGTCACATGAAGACGACAGGCCCGCAAGGAAACTCAACCCGCCGCAAGACTTAACCTCTTTCGGGTATCGCTCCGCAAGGAACCCAACCTCTGGGTACCTACCGGCTTCGATCTCAGAAGAGACCATCTCCCAGATCTTCCTTAGGCTTGGCACTGAGAAGTGCTCTGCCGTTATCCCCAAACCCACTGCCTCATGAACCACCTCAGCGCCTGCAATAAACACCGCGCCAAGAACGGCTCTCTCTGAATGCTCTGCTCTGCCTGTCACATCGACCCCCTAGAAATCAACCAGTTAATAACCTTTGCCTCTACGTCTGGTGACGGCTGAGGCAGTCCATACTCACTCATGTAATGAATTAACGAGCCAGGAGCCATGTCCGCCCCGTACTGCTTCGCTTCATCCATATAGCGAAGAGCCGCTTTAGCGTTGTGCTCCAGCCACCCCTCTAAAGAAGAAGATATGCCGGCCCACTCAAGCGCAGCCTCTACCCTTCCAGGGAGCTTCGTTGCGGCCAGTATGTTGTTCAGCTTGTCATGCCCCTTGCTTCTTTGGAATGAGTAGGCTTGCGCCTCCTTAGCCCATCGCACAGTCAAGCAAAGGTCTTCCGCCGAATGCTCCTCAAGCGCCTTCTCGATCAGCACACGCCAACTCTCTGTCGGCTCTGTCCTGCTCTTAGGGTGATACCGCCTGTACATATTCCAGACTCTGGAGATGGGTTCTCCCGCCTCTAAGACAGGCTTCTTGTTCTTCCCGATCTCCATACTTCCCTCTTCCCCTTTCCCATTTCCATCCCTCCATACTTCCAAGGGTAATTTTGTTGAACATGGTGTCAGACTTTGTGCGACATCGTGTTTAACAAAAGTTGTCAAAGTTTTTTCTGCAGGCTCAGGGGCCGTTGAGGGCTTTTCAGAATTGGGAACTCGTTGATGTTTGGTGAAGTTCAGTATGTCCACATACCGCTTCTCTCCGGCTCGGTAGACTTGGACGCACCCGATGCCGCGAAGTTCTTCTGCTAGATCGTGGACGGACAGTTCTGGCTCATAAGGGAAGGCGTGTGCGTGTACCTGCATAGGGAGCCAGCGGAACCTTCCCCTTCTGTCCGCTAACTGCAGCATTGCTATGAAGAGAAGGCGAGCGTGCGGAGAACACGACGCTAGTCCCTCATGGTGAAACAGCTCAGGTTTCACCGACCTGATTCTTGCCATCATTACCCCCTAGCCGGGACAACTACTGTCCCGCCTGTGTGTTGAACTAATTCCCTGCTGACCGGACAGTGGCGAGCTCCTCGCCAGTCAACCAGTCATCTGTCTTAACGAGGCCTCCAGTGGCCTCTTCAATAACTCGAGCCGCCGCTAAGCCTGGACGACGGTTCCCCTGTAGCCAGGAGTCAAGTGTGGGCAAACCAACAGAAAGCCTTTCAGCGGCCTGTTTTCTGTTTATTCCTTCGCGGCTTTGCCACTCACGAAGGAGTCTTGTTCCATTGAGATTCATGCCGTTCATTCGTACCTCCAAAGAAGGGAGCATATACACCTTACTAATGTATTACAACCAGTTGACCTAATTATTCTGCTTATGTATTATCCTGACGGCTCTCTTAGGAAGGAGACCGCCATGGAAGAGGCGATTTGTTGCGAGTTTTGTGATCACACAGCGGTGTCTATTCGCTTGAATGGAACCTTTACCTGCGAATACTGCGGGGCCGACCACTTGCTCGCTGAAGGATGGGAGAGTTTGTATGACAAAGAGAGCAATCACGCAATCAGAAATGGTTACGTTCAGTCGGTGCGAGCAGCTGCACAAGTTCCGATACCTGGAGCTTCTTCGCCCAATGCTTCAAGGCACCAACCTGGAGATGGGAACAGCAATCCACCTGGGCCTAGAAAGGAAGAGTCCAGAGGCTGCGAGCAACCACATCGAGGAGAACTCAAAGGCGCTTATTCTTCGTGAAGACGTGGAGCGGGCTCAGGTCTCGGCAGGAATCGCTGAGATCATGGTTCGTGGGGCGCTTGAGAGGTGGAGCGACTGGCCCGATCAGGCAGAGGTTAAGTTTCACCTGCCATTCAGGAACCCAGCAACGGGGAGGTCGTCGAGGACCCACGCCTACTCAGGGATGATGGATGGGCTGAGTCACGACGCAGTGTGGGAGTACAAGAGTTCAAGCCGGGTAGACGCAAGTTACATAGACAGGCTTGATGTCGACTTCCAAATATCTGCGTACCTCGAGGCAGCGTCCATAAGGAACAAGAGGTACATCAGGAAGATGATTTACCGAATCCTGCGTAAGCCAACCATGAAGCGCAGGAAGGGAGACACCGTAGAGGACTACATCAAGAGGATGGAGGAGGACTACGCCAAGAGGCCTGAGTTCTATTACTTCCAGGAGATCGTCACTAGAACAGAGGCCGAGATGGACCTCTGGAGAAGGGAGGCTTGGGAGATCCACAAGAGGATTCTCTACACCGAGAATGGCGGACTACCTGTTCGCAACACTGAGAGCTGTGTGGGCAGGTTTGGAAGGTGTTCCTTCCTAGACCTGTGCTGCAAAGCCGTTACTAGAGACGCTTACCGGGTTATCGACAACCCACACCCTGAACTGGGTTAACAAAGGAGAAGACATGGGAATCATCCCAACTGAAAAGCACAAACCACTAACCAACGTCAAAGACTACATCTGGCTGTTCTTTGGAGAGCCGAAGGTGGGCAAGACAACGCTCGCCAACCAGATGACAAACGCACTCTTCCTCGCCACTGAGCCAGGGACTGCGGCGATGGAGGCTGCAGAGATACAGATAAACTCCTGGTCCGACTTCCGCAATGCAATCAAGGCGCTGCTTAAGGAAGACCATAAATGGGAGACCTTGGTCGTCGACACCGTGGACAACCTCTATGAGTTCCTCGTGGACGATGTCTGCTCAGAGAACAAGTGGACAGACTTGTCTGATGTTGGCTACGGCAAGGGCTACAAGATGGCTCGACGCAAGCTGACGAACGCAATCGCCACGCTCCGCAAGCTGGACATGACCATCGTGTTCATCAGCCATGAGCGCAAAGAGATTGAGATCGACGACAACGGCAAGAGGAGTGGCTCAGTCACAGTCACGTCAGCTCTTCCTGGCAGTGCGAGAAAGGTACTGCACGGCGCTGTCGACTTCATCTTGCGTGTTGAGATAGGGGAGAACGAGTCTAGGTACATCCGGACGGCTCCCTTTAAGGACGGTGACCTGCACATTGAATGCGGCGCCAGAGGATCTCTGGCTAAGCCAATGCCTGAGCTCCTAGACCTGAATTACAAAGCGCTTGAGGCTGCATTTGACGCCAGCTTTAAGCAAGACCAACCCGCCAACTGAAAGGACTGACAAATGGGTTCAATGAAAGAAGCACAAGACATCTGGGACAACCTAAACCCGGAAGACTTTAAGCCTAAATCTAGTGGTGGAGACTCGGGAGAGTCTTCAAAGAGAAGGGAGGTCGCCGCTTTGGAGAACGGTGACTACTCCGTACGGGTGCTCTTCTTTAACTACTGGGTCACCGAGAAGGGTCAAACCTTCTACAAGTGGGGCTTAGAGGTCGACGAAGGTCTTATGAAGGGGGGCTTTGTTGAGAAGTTCCAGGCCGCCACTGATGTGGGTCTAAAGATCCTCGCCCAGGACATGATGCTCATGCTCGGCAACCTTCCGCCGATGGATGAGATCTACAACCCGGAGCAAAACCGGGCCGGAAACATACAGGCTGATGTTATCGGCAAGCGCTTGAAGATGCGTAAGTCGGTAAACCGAAACGGGTACGACCAGTTCTACTTCAACGAAGTTCTCAGTAACGACGTTGTCGCAGACGATGATGAGATCCCGTTTTAGTCATGCTGTATCTCGGCATTGATCCGGGGAAACAAGGGGCTGCCGTTCTTCTTCGGGGGGACGGCAGTCTTGTTTCTGCCACCAAACTACCCATCGTCGGTAAAGACATCGACCTGAGAGCCCTTACCTCCTGGCTTGAGCAGCGATGTGAAGAAGAGGGATGCACTGTAGATTCCATCTCAGCCGCCATAGAGGCTCTAGGAAGCCGCCCCGCCCCCAAGATGGGAGCAGTCAGCGCTATCACCATGGGGCGCAACTGGGGTCGCCTGGAGGGGCTCCTGTCGGGCCTTGGCTGCAGATACGACATCCCGCACCCAAAGACTTGGCAAAAGGAAGTGTGTCCTGGTTCGGGAGAGCCAAAGCCTCGAGCCATTGCAGCTGCGAGGAGGCTTGTGCCAGACCTTGACTTAACTCCAGGGAGGAAGACTAAGCCAGACGACAACATCGCAGACGCAGCATGTATCGCTGAGTACTGCAGGAGAATCTTAGGAGGGAGACTAACGTGAATACTTCAGAGATACTTGAGTCAGTTATGAAACACGTCAAAGAAGAACCGAAGGTGAAGCTTTTCCTTTTCTCGGTGCCAATGCTGGGCATTGGAGGGGACTCGGACGACGCATTTAGATACGCAATTAACGAGTTCTCTAAGTCGCCTGAGTCAGTGATTCGCGGGGAGGTTACCTACGATCAGATAGACGACAAGATTGCTTACGAGGTAGAGCTCGACAGAGCTATGGCTGCAGTAGCAAAACATGTTTGTCTTGTTGACCCGACAGCTGAGTCCTGATTTAATCAGCGAACTCACTCTCTGTCAGTGGAAGTCGGCCTGACCCCCGTCGCCCGACTTCTAAAAGAAAGCTCCTGGTTTAAGCCACCAGGGGCTTTTTTTATGCGGTGACCATCAGTACCGTTGGCCCTGCGCTAAGCGCCCCTGTTCCTCCAGGGCCGTCGTCACTGTGGGCGTGGAGAGAGACTCCTGTTCCGAACGAAACGCCCTGAGCGATAATCCAGGACGAGCGCGTACTAGCGGCCACCGGGATCAAAACGTCAGAGTCAGTTGTTCCGTAAGTTGGGGAGCCGCTGTCATACAAGCGAACGTAAGTGATCGCACCAAGGGTGTTGTTGATGTCGATGCCGTATACGGTCGCAGCGCCGCTGGTGACATCAGACAGGCCTGTTCCTTCAAGGTCGGTGACCTCGATAAGGCGAGTAGATAGCTTGCTTCCAGATCCAGTGCTGTCTTTGCTTGCGGTTGCCATCTCTACTCCTTAGGTGTTCACTAGAACATATGCGGTAACGGTAGCGCTCGGCCCAACCGAACCGCCGGGAGAGGAGACGATCCCCGCCGCCAGTGCTGTGGGGTAGACGTGTCCGCCTGGACACGCATAGGTCACTCGAGAAGAGGCGGGACACATGAATGTGTAGTGCTCATCGGTAGTGCCGATGGCAACGCCTGAGCCGAGGTTCCACATATGAAGGTACGCAACTGAAGAGTTCGCCGTGTTGTCGATCTCAACGGCGTATAGGGTGCCGGAAGTAGCGTCCAGATACGCTGCGGACGGCTTCGTAGAGGTCTCCGTAACCGTATACAGTGTGTTCGCTAATGGATCAGCAATTGATGCTGTCGTTGAAGTTGCCATTACCTAGCTCGCCTCCTGGTCCCGTGCGCGGGTGTCTTTTTTTTCTTCTGTCCAGCG